ATAATAATCATGGCAGATCTAACTATTGCGAATGTTGGCGAAAAACTTATAGTAGGGCAAATTGATTCATCATTTTTGACTTTATCTTCAAAATTTCTACCAGGAACTGCTGTTCTAAATGGACCAGTTTATATGGGAACACTTACTGGTGCTATTGGACTAGATAGGGCAACTTGTACGATTGGACCATCTATTGTGGGATTTCCAGTATCACTTCAAGTTGATGGAGTTACAAATATTTTTGGTAATGCAAATATTTTTGGAATAAAGAATGTTTTTGCATTTTCAAATATATTTGGATTTACAAGTAGGGTTGGAGCAAAATTTGCAACTGCATTTAATGCTGATGCTGGAGCAAAAGTACAAGTAGCTACAAATTTAACTTATGGATATAATATAAATCAAGCACTTTTGAGTGCGCCTTTATCTGCTGCAGTTCAATTTAAGGGAAGTATTGCTGGATGCCCAGGAAAGAAAGATTTTGATATCCCTCATCCAACAAAAAATGGATGGAGATTGAGACACGTTTGTATTGAAGGTCCAACTGCAGATGTATATGTACGAGGAATACTTAAAGATTCAAATATAATTGAATTGCCAGAATATTGGAGAAAGTTAGTAGACCCAGAAACAATCACTGTCAATTTAACTCCAATTGGTTGGCATCAAGAATTGTATGTTGATAAGATTGAATGGGGAACAAAAATTGTAATTAAAACTAATTCAGGTTCTTCTATAAATTGCTATTATACTGTTTATGGCGAAAGAGCAGATACTGATAAAAATATTTCAGAGTATGAAGGAACATATAATGATTATCCAGGAGATAATAGTCAATATATACAATCAGCCATAGTAAATAAATAGTTTTAAGATCAAAGAATGAATATAAATTAATTAAATTATGATTTCAACTAATTTTATTGCCGAGCAACAAGAGGAATTAGATTATAAGACTGCAGAAGTACAAATGATCAAAGATCAATTAACACTGATGGATGTTAGAATTGATCGTTATGATACTATCATTCGTAATATAGATAAACAAATTATTCCACTTGTTGATGAAATTAATGTTTCTATTGCAGCAGTAAAAGATGCTTATGATAATCGGATTGCTGCTGGTTGTAGAAGTGATTTATATTGGGAATTAACTTCTACAAAATCTTATTTTGGATTGTCTCCAATAGTAACCACAGTATATACTTGTAAAAAGAATCCAAATGTGAGAACAGATTATGGATATTATGGTGCAAAGTATTATAGAAGACCACAAAATCAAGATTATGGATCAAATATTGTTCGTGAATTTTTGGGCGCAATAGATTCTGGTAGTAATGTTTTAGCAGTATTTGGAATTATTGGAACACAAAATATATCAGTTGGAGATGATATTTTAGATAATATTGATAATCCTGTTGTATTTTCTTCTGTTAATTTGCCCAAAATTGTTGGTTTTGGGACTACTAGTATTGCGGGAATTACTACCGATTTTGGTGGATATGTAAGTTCCGGTTCAACTATTATTGCGAATGTTGGTGTTGGAACTACAATTGGAATTAATACTGGAGATTCAATATCATTATCTGGAATTTTAACTACAGGAACAAAAGTAGTTGGGTTTGGTACTACTACAATTACGGTTAATAATGTTTGGGATTCAACTACTGGAACATTTATAACTACCAATGCAACTGCAAATAGTTTAATCATAAGTATTCCAGCTGTTGGAACTGGAACTGGAACTTTTAAAGTTGGACCTTTGGTTACTTATCCAACTTTAATTTTAAGTGCAGTAGCATTATCAACTGCAACAAATACTAATTTTACAAATATAAGAACTACACAAATTGATTCAACTATATTTGATTATTCCAATAATCCCATAGATCCAGTGACTGTTGGTGTTTTGAATTCTAATACTATAGGTTTTGGTCATAAATTAGTAAGAGTCAATGATGGAAGTCCAATTGGCCCATTTCAATGGCAAGAAGTTATGACTTCAGAATTTGCAAATAAAACTGATTCTCAATTAAATGAATCTGAAAGATATTTAAGAACTACTTATCCTGAACCTGCTTGTGGTGCAAGTTATGCCAGATACTATCCAGGAAATACTGAATGGCCTGTTTTATATACTAATACCTATAGTGGTGGTGGATCTTTTATTAGTTCAACTAGTACATATGCAAATGAAGGAACTACAATTACCATTGGTTTTGGTATAACATCTCTTTATAGTATAGGATATACAACTACATCTTCAATAAATCCAGGTGCTGGTGTTTGTAATCCACTTGATGCTGCAATTATTGCTGCGGAAGCAAATAGAGATGCAATTATTGCAAGAAATTTATCAAAAATTGATTCTTTAATTGCTGCATCTAATCCCTTAAGAGAAATGAGAAATACAATAGAATCTCGTGCCTTTGCAATGCTACAAGGAAGAGTTTATGGAGATGTTGAAGTAAATAAACTCAAACAAAATATTTCAATATTAAAATCAACAGATTATACACCATTTGAACCTCCAACATATTATTTTGATTCAACTACTGGAAAATTAGTGTCTTCTGTGGTTGGGACTTCGACCACTTAAAGAAGTGGCACAAGACCATTGACCGCGATTTGATTTCGTGCTATGATATTAGAGTACAGATGAGTTCAACCTTTATGATGATTTCCCGCGAAACCCTTAATGAACTTCGTCATCTTCAAGAAGATATGGCAGAGCATTTTACTGATGAGCATTTTCCAATTAGCGGCGAAACATATTGGACTTGTGTAGAATGTTTGGCAACAGCAAAACTTGCTGAACTTCGTGGAGAACTAGTTTATGGTGGTTGACAATTTTAAGACCATTATGATATAATGGTCTTACATCACGGGAGCGTGGTGGAATCGGTAGACACAACGGACTTATGTAAAATTGAGCCTCATTTAGGAAACTTTATGAGTGTAACTCCTCAAATTCGGTGAAACCTGCAAAATGGCAATACCGAGCCAAGCATCGTAAGATGAAGGTGTAGAGACTAGACGGGGGGCACCTAAACTGAAAAGTATGGTGAAGGTATAGTCCAGACCACAAACCGCAAGGGCAAGGAAACTTGTAGTGGTAAGAAAATCCGTCGGCTTCGGCTGTGCGAGTTCAAGTCTCGCCGCTCCTATAAAAAATAAATATAAGATATGGGAAATCCCTATGTCTTATCGTATCGACCACGCATATTGCTGGTACAATAATGGCAGTATGATTGTGAAGATGTATTTTATCAATCACATTCCTTTTACATTTGACGAACTTCCAGACGGTCATTTGTACGACCAAGACCTTTGTAAAGCAGCAGACAAAGAAACATCTTTCGAATCAGAAGATTTATATAAAAATTCATTCTACTTAATAGATGAAGAGTGTCATCCTTGCTTATTTGAAATTGATTTGGAAAATCCAGAAGATATGCCACAAGATGTCTAAATAAGACAGAAGAAATTATTGTGCGGATAAAATGCCTCTATCTAGGTTAGAAAATTTTCTTGTAAATACTGATGGTAATATCTTATATGTCAATCCATCTGATTTAGATGCTACTGATAGTTTTGATAATAAAGGAAATTCACTTACTCGTCCATTTGTAACCATTCAACGAGCACTAATAGAAGCTGCTAGATTTTCTTATCAGAGTGGTCCAAATAATGATAGATTTGATAAAACAACTATTCTTTTATATCCAGGAACTCACTATATTGATAATAGACCTGGATACTATGTGAAATCTAACGCTGGAACTGCACAATATTATGATGTAAATCAAACAGTAGTTTCAGTTCCAGATATTGAACTAACCAATTCTTCAAATTTTGATATTACAAGTTCTAGCAATGTTCTTTACAAATTTAATTCTGTAGAAGGTGGTGTAATAGTTCCAAAAGGAACTTCTATTGTTGGTTTGGATTTAAGAAAAACAAAAGTAAAACCACTATATGTTCCTGATCCAGAAAATAATTCCATAGAAAGATCTGCGATTTTTAGGGTTACTGGTGGTTGTTATTTCTGGCAGTTTAGCGTTTTTGATGCAGATAGAGCAGTATATTATAATTACAATTATGCAGAGCAGGCATCACCGACTTATTCACACCACAAACTGACAGTATTTGAATATGCAGATGGTGTAAATTTAAAGAATTTGACTGGAACATCTGATCTTCAGATGTATTACTATAAGTTAATGAATGCTTATGGTGATGATACTGGAAATAGAGAAATCATTGATTATCCAACATCTAATGATTTTGAACCAAATAGTCCAGAATTTAAAATTGTTGGAGATCTAACTTCTGGCGATAATAATATTACAGAGTTAAATTCAAGTTCAACAGTTGCATCCGTAACAACTGAATTTGCTCACGGATTGAGTGTTGATGATTCTATTCGTATTGCTGGTGTTGGTTCAGCACTTTACAATGGTAGTTTTAAAGTAGTTGGCGTTACCAGTGAAAGAAAATTTACATACCAATTACCATCTGCAGCAATTGACACTTCAGTTACAATTTCAATGAGTGAAAGAGTTATCATTGAACCAGATGGTGTAAATGGAGCATCTCCATACATCTTTAACTGTTCATTGAGATCCGCTTTTGGAATGTGTGGTCTTCACGCAGACGGATCAAAAGCAACTGGATTTAAATCTATGGTTGTTGCTCAATACACTGGAATTGGATTACAAAAAGACTCCAATGCTTTTGTAATTTATAATGAATCCACAGGTCTTTATGATACAAACTCAACCACTTCTTTGGATAAAAGACCTTTATATATTAACCAGGAAGCAATATATAAACCAGCATACGAAAATTATCACATCAAGGCATCAAATGATGCATTTATTCAAGATGTTTCTGTTTTTGCAATTGGATTTGCTCAACACTTTTTAGCAGAAGATGGTGCTGATCAATCAATTACCAACTCAAACTCTAACTTTGGATCCAAGTCATTGATTTCAAAAGGATTCAGAAAAGAATCCTTTGATCGTGATGATACTGGTTATGTGACTCATATTGTTCCACCAAAAGATCTCCAAGAAGATTCTTTTAATGCTCTTTGGAGATCACTTGATGTTGGGCTTACTACATCATATACTGGCGTTGGACAAACCTCTAGACTTTATCTTTTGGGTGAAACGGATATCAATAATCCACCATCAAATATCACGAATGGATATAGAGTTGGTTCCAATATTGATGAAAAACTTTATGTTACAGTAAATATTAATGGCATAGATTCTACTTATTCTTCTCCAATTTTGATGCAAGTTCCAACTGGAGAAGGTCCAATAGCACAAAAAACATTTACCGTAACTCAAACAACAGGCGTTAATAATATTGATGTTTCTTCGAATGTATTAACTTTAAATGCAACTCATAATTTTTACAACGGAGAATCAGTAAGAGTATTCAGTGATAATGCAATTGTTCCTGACGGATTAGAAAATGGAGCATTATATTATGTCATTATAGATACCTCAAATACTATTAAACTTGCAAAAACTATTAATAATGCAAATGAAAATATTCCTGTAGATATTAAAAATACAAAAGGTGGCATTTTAAGTATTGTAAGTAGAGTTTCTGACAAACTTTCTGGAGATCCAGGTCATCCAATTCAATTTGATGCTGTTAATAAAAATTGGTATATTATTGGTAGTGGAAATACAACAACAAATCAAATATATCAAGGATTTAAAAATAATCCAACTGCAATTGCAGCAAATAATTCTTCCACTTTCATTCAAAGAAAGTCTGAAAATCGTGACCTGACAGATAGAATTTATAAGTTAAGATATGTTATTCCTAAAGAATATACAAATGCAAAAATTCCAGCAAAAAATTATGTTCTTCAAGAATCAAGTACTGTAAAAGAAGATTCTACAATTACAACTATAAATTCTAATCGCAACTCTCACGTAATTGCTGGAATTTCAACTGTTGGATCAACTGTCACTGTCACATCAGAAAGACCGCATAGATTGAGCGTCAGTGATAGAGTAAGAATTAGAAAAGTTGTAAGTAGCACAAATTTAAGCGCAGCAGATGATGCTGGATTTAATGGTTATTTTGTTGTAACTTCTGTTCCATCATCAAAAACATTTACATTTACTAACACATATAGCGGTGGAACATTTGCAAACAGTGTTTCAACTAGAGGAGAAAATCTTCCAGTATTCTCTAGAAATGAATATGATACCACTTATACAATTGAAAATGTAGAAACAGTTCAAGAATATTCTTCTGGATTACAAGATGGTATTTACTATTTGACTTGTTTGATTGGAAATATTTCTCCTACGGCTCCAGAATTTACATCTCAAAAGTTTAAGCAAAATATAACTGATTTGTATCCAGTTGTAGATAAAGATAATTTGATTACTGATCCACTACAAAGTTTGACTGGAGCATCAAACAAATTAATTGGTAAAGTGATTGTAAATGACCCCCAAAACAGTACTACAAAAGAAAGTATTATCAATTATTTGAAAGATAATAGAGTTGGATTGGCAGTGACTAACGCAATAGCAATATCTTCTGGACTTTCCACTATATTCACTTCAACGGATCACAATTTAAATGCCATCACTGGTGTAACTGTTTTAGCACCTGGATCTGGATATGGTGCTGGTATTTCCAGCACATTATATAATATGCCTCTTGTTGGCGTAGGAATTACTGGCAATGGTGCTACTGCAAATGTGTCTGTGAGTGCTGCTGGCACAATAACTGCTGTGACTATTGTAGATGGTGGATCTGCATATAGCATTGGAAATACTATGAGTATTGGTTTTGGAGGAGGTTCTGTAACTGTTTCATCCATTAATAATAATGTTGGAGATGTAATTCAAATTATTGGTGTCGGAACTGTTGGAAATCGCAACAATGGAGCATATAGTGGTCTTTATAAAATTTCTGCAATTAATAGTTCAAAATCTGTTACTTATAATGTAGGATCAAATCCTGGAATTTACACAACATCAAGTGGTATTCTTTATGTTGTAGATACGTCTCTTCCAATTTCTACCATTGCTGGTGTTTCAAATGCAACTACAGCAGGAATAGTAACAATAACAACATCTCGTGCCCATGGTTTATCGGTGGGAAATAAAATTAAAATTACGGGAGTTACTGGGACTGCTTCGGCTATTTTTAATTCAGACTTTTTTGTTAAAGAAAAAGTTAGTTTAACTGCATTTACAATTTTATCGCCAATTGGAGTTGGAACTGCCGCTGGGTCTGCAGAAGTCTATAAGTATGGAATTGCTTCATATGGAGAAGATACTTCACTTCAGAGTGAAAAGATTTCCGGAAGTTTGATAAGTATGAATGTTGGTTATACAACTACAACATCTGCAGGAATCACAACCACTGCGACAACATTGGATCTTACACTTACAACTGGATTAGAAAAAGGAAACTTTATTCAATTAGATAATGAAATCTTAAGAATTACTTCAATAACTAACTCTAGTCAAGTTGCTGTTTTAAGAGGTGTTCTTGGAACTAAATCTGCTCCACACGATTCTGGTTCTATTGTTAGAAAAATTTCCGTAATCCCATCAGAAACCCGTAGATTTACAAGTATTCGTGCTTCTGGTCATACTTTTGAATATCTTGGATATGGTCCGGGAAACTATTCAACTGCTGTTCCACAAAGACAGAATAGAGTTATTACAGACGAAGAAGAGCGTTTAGCAGTTTCAAAAGAAGAAAAAGGAGGAGTCGTATTTTTCTCTGGTATGAATGATCGTGGCGATTTCTTCACTGGCGATAGGTTAACTGCAAAAGAAACATTTATCGGAGAAACTCCATCAGATTTAACCGCAACTTATGATGATGTTTATATTCGTAATACTATTCGTGTTGGTGGTGGTTCAAATCGTTTACTTCCTAGTGAATTTAGAGGTCCAGTAAACTTTACCAATAAAATCACTTCAACTGCATCCCAAGGCATTGAAGCACTCAAACTTCAACTTAAAGGGAATAGTATTCAAGATCCATCATTACAAATTGGACCAGATTCAAATCCAGCATTAATTGTAAATGAATTAAGTCAATATGTTGGCATCAAGACTGCAGTTCCTAATTTTGAACTTGATGTAAATGGTAGAATTAGAGCAAATGGTTTTGAAAATTTCCAATTATCGGATTTGCCAACAATTGATGAAGCAACTTTTTCGGCAAATAGAGTCCTTAAAGTTAAAGATGATGCATCTGGATATGAACTTGTTGATTATGATGAGTTATTAAAATATAAACTTCGTAGTTTTACTTTTAGTAATGATGGAAGAGTTTATACTGGTATTGGATCAACTGTAAGTAATACTCTTCAAATTAGTGGAATTTCTACTTCTAATTTTTATGTTGGAGAAAAAGTAAAAGTATTTGGTGTAGATATTAATGGTTCTGCAACTGTTGCTGCTCCTCCTATTGCTGGAATGAGTGCAGTTAGAGTTGGAATAACAACATTACCTGACACATATCGTTATTGGGTGGCACAATATCATTTAAGAAATGGAAAAGTTGGTGTATCTTCTCAAATTTCACCATTTGCTGGAATTGGAATGACAACTATTGATAATTTCAATGATACTGATAACATTTCACTCACTCTTGCTAGATCTGATGCAAATCACGGTCTTCTTGTTTATCGTCAAATTGGAGTTTCGACTAATATTAATAATGCTAAACTTATTGGTATTCTTGGTCCAAAAGAACTTGGATCTAATACATCTAATATCACTTGGACTGATTATGGAACATTTGATCAAACTGAATGGTCCACAAAAGGAACAGTAAATGAATATGATTCCGATCAAATTCACTTTCCAAATATTGCCACAACTGGCCAGAGAAGAGGATGGAAAATTGATGAAATTGTTTCAATAGGAACAAGTTCTATTAGATTATCTGGACAATATACTAGAAATTCTGACAATCAGATTAAAGTTGTTCACGATAATACTTATGCATTATCTCTGGCAATCGATCAAGCACTTGCAAATAATCAATACTCTTTAGAATTACCAAGTGGAACATATTTAACAAACAAACTTATTATTCCATCAGGATTTACATTAAAAGGCAATGGTAAAAATACTATAATCAAAACACAATATTTTGCAACTGATGAAACTGATGGTGCGGGAAATCTATTAGATTTTGATGGCAATATTGTTGGTGTTGGAACAACAACTGCTTCTGATATTTCAATCTACGATTTGACAATTGATGGAAATAGTGGAAATAATATTCTATTTGATGGCGAATCGAATAATTATATTATGTATTTTGATAATATAACATCTTCTGTGTTTAAAGATATTGAAGTTCGCAATTCACCAGGACATGGATTGTATCTTAATAATTCCTCAAGGATATCTGTAGATAATTGCTCATTTGTTGATGGATCAAATAGTGATAGATATTCATTCTCTCCATTAAATACTCAAGATTCTAACACGTTGAGAGTTAATGACTGTCTCTTTGAAAATTATCCTGGTCCTGTTGATTTGTCCGTAAGCTCTGTTGTTGCTACTGGTGGAAATATTATCCGTAATTGTGGAACAGGATTGAGAAATTATGCTTCTAGTAAGATCATAACAACAAACAATATTATTCTTGGACCTGCGGATGAGTATATTCCATCTCCTGACATTTATGATAGTGATTTTAATTCTATCAATTTTACAATTGATAGAACTGCTACTTTCAATGGTCCAGTTCTTCAATATCTAGAGAATGGAATACTAAAAGATCTCAGTAGTACTAAAGTTTCTATCGTTTCTGCTGGTATTGGAACAATTGTTGGACAAGGAACAACAAATGAAACTCTTGGTTCTAGATTCTTGAATTTCAATATTACTACTCCCAATGCTGGAGAATATGGTAGAGAAAATGGCTATATTCAATTGAGTTTAACATCAACACAAACTTCTACATTGGGTCTTTCATCTGCTCTTGGATACAATATCATTGCACAAGAATATATTACAGTTCCAGTAGGATTTACAACTTATATTGGTATTGGAACTGGATCATTCAATCTTATTGGTGCTGGTGCAACTCAATATACAATTACATTATCAGATCCAAATCAATTCTCTGGCATTTCTACTGGTGATGTCATTAAACTTGTAAATCACTCTGTAACTCCAGATTTATCATTATACGAATTGACGATTGCAGAGAAAATTAATGCAGGTGCCGCAGACAAACGTTTGAGGTTGACTGGATTTACAACAACTTCAGTAAGTAATGGATTGCAGACTGGATATATAATTATAAGGAATATATTTACTATCGCAAAAGGAAGAGTCGGAGTTATTTAAAAATGCCAGATAACACAAACGTTAATAATAATGCAGCAGTTGTCGTTGTAGGTAGAACTGCTCCTGTTCCTCCTGGGCAACAGAAATCAGAAAAATCTATTCCTGTTGTTATTGCAAGTGACCAATCAACAATTCCAGTAGCAGAACAAAATAAAGTTCAATCAGAAGTTGCTCTTTCTCTTCTTGGAATTCCTAGATCAGAAGTTGCTCTTGGTATTTTTGCTGACGTTAACACTTATGATGTAAACCCATCAGAATGGTCAGCAACTCCAGAACAGTTCGGTTTGGTCTCTAGCACTGGTGTGTATGCTGGTATTGCTCAAAGTATGGGATGGGGACTTACCCACGTTCCAGAAGAATCTGGAGCACTCGTAGAGGGTCCTGCTGATAGAACAGCAATTCTTACATCAAAAAGATTTTTTAGGTATCAACCTGGTCGTGTTTCTGCCGCAACTTTTGGTGTAAAAACAACTTTACTTGGCGATGACGGAGTTGATGTTCACAATCCAGCAGTTAGAAAATATGGAATTTTTGATAATTATGATGGATATTATTGGGAATCTAGAAATGATGGAACTGGAGATAATTTCTGTGTGGTTAGAAGAACTCAATCATTGCTTTATAGCAATCCATTAACTTTTCCTAGTCAACAAACAGAAGATTATGGTAACACAAATCCACTAGATCAATTTGCACCAAGAGTCTCTGAAAGTGCTGGAATTACAACAGTACCATCTAAGAAATTTGGCAATTTGGTTATCTTGAGAGATAACTTGGTAATGACACACGCAGGAGTTTATGATCCTTCATTACTTCAAAATGAATCACAGGTTGCCATTACTTCAATTACATCAGGAAATGTAATTTCACTTGTAGGATTGGCAAAAAGTGTAAGTAATGCTGTTTACGACAACACTACTGGTATAATGGTAGTGACAACTCATCAACCACACGGATTTGAGGAAGGTAAGTATATTAAGATTAGTGGCATTGGTATGACCTGTCAATTTGGATTTAATAGTTATCCAGATCCAGGCAGAAATTCCGGTTATAATGTCATTTCTGTTGGTGGCACAAATACATTCACTTTGAATGTTGGTATTGCGACAGTTCCAACATTTTATAACTCTGGTGGTTATATTCTTGGACTGTCTGAAGGACAATATGTTTCTTATTCAAAAGGAACAAATGCCAGCGTTCTTACTGGATTTGATGATACAAAAGTATATAAAGTATCAACAGTTGGTGTTAATACCTTAACCGGAATTAGTACAGTAACATTAATTAATTTGGATGCAAGTTCACCTACATTTACTGCAGTAACAGGAATTTCTTCTCACGTATTAATTACTCCAGTTCCCTTCATTCAACCCACTAATGGATCATTGATTGGTTCATATAACAAATATAACACAGTAAAACCAACGGGAATGTTCCCCTATATGTATGACAATGGAGATGGTAATAAAGAAGGATATATTGATAGTTCTCTTCCAATTGAATCTGCAACTACATTACAAGGTCAAATTGATGATATTAATACCTATTATGGTAAATGGGTTAATCAAAATGTCAAGAAAGATTATTGGAATGTTTATGAATATAGAGTTCCAAGATCTAGATTTAGTGGAGATAATTTAAATGAAGAATTGGGAAATCCACTTCTTTATAGTGATGCAGTAGGAGATAAGAGAGCAGGACAACCAGTAATTGATCCCGATACAAACGAAGAACTGACTGATGATAGTATTTGGAATCTTGACCTCACAAAGGTTACAATGTATAAAATTGAATTCTCTTGGTATGGTGCTGTCGGTGCTCTATTCCTCGCATATGTTCCTGTAAGCAATGGTGAAGCACGTTGGGTACGTGTTCATCACTTAAGAGCATCAAACCAATTGAAAGTTTCTTCTTTGGGTAACGCAACTCTTCCAATTACATATCTTGTATATGGCGGAGGCAATCCAAATCGTTTTGGATATGTAAATAATTTAAGACCGGAATCATCTTTCTCTTACGGAAGTTCTTCTGAACATATTATCAAATATGGTGCATCGTATTATATTGATGGTGGAGATAGAGGAACTGTAAAACTGTATAGTTACTCTACTCCAGTTTCACAAGAAGTCTATGGTTCAAAGAGACCTTTTACAGTAGTCAATGGTGGTGGAGTTGGCATTGCATCTACTCAAGTAGACTTAACGAATGCTACATCAACAACTGATCCTTATATTATTGGATCAGTTGGAATGTCTACTTCTTATTATGTCGGTGCAAAAGTTGTAACGTCAAGTCCATTGGATCAAAATATTGAAATTACTTTTGTCAATGTAGGAAGTCAAAGACTTTATCTAAATGCTCCATTGAATTCCACAAGTTTAGGAACAATCACAGTGATTCCAAATCGTCCAATACCATTAATTGGTCTTAAGTGTAGAGAAACAATTCAAAGTAGTACTGGCAAGTCGGTAAGAAATAGAACTCAAGTATATCCAACTCGTTTGTCTAGCGGATCAACTGGTGTGCTGAAACTAGATTTAATCAAGTCACCTATATTCCAGACTACTAATTCTACTACTGGCGTATTGGCACTTTCTTCTACAGCAAATATAGGAAAAAGAGGAAAACCGACATCAATCTCTGTCACAAATACAAGTTATCTCTCTGCAAGTACTGGAGTTTATGGATATGTGAGAGGATATTTTGAGAATGATGCCTCACAAAAACCAGTATCAGTTTTAGGATATTTAGAAAATAGAGGAACAACCGATGGGTATTACTTTTATGCTCTCAAATCCACTTCTGATAATGTAGTTCTCACAACTGCAAATAATTTCTTGAAGGAAGAGAATCACAATCATGTAGGAACTATTATTTCTGGAATTACTACAGAATTTACTCTTGCTGCACTTTCATCGGTTAAGGTTAACCCACAAGCAAGAAGTCCTATTCCAAATACTGGAACAGTAATTACAAGTATTTTCATTCCTGCATCGGGACAAGAATATGATTTATCCCCATATTTTGATTATAATAAAGAATATCTATCATTTCCATTGACAAATAATATTGAAAGTTTATATCTTTGTGCTTCTTCACAAACTACTTACAATAGTGGAACTCCTGCTGCTGATGTGTCCACAAGTCTTACTTGGGAGGAGCAGTGATTTATGAATGGAGGAAAAGATGTAAGGTTTGGACACGATAAACGTCAAGTTTCTATTGTTCCAAATTCGGAACAAAATCTTTATAATATTGCAAATGGTGAAATATTAACAGATGAGTTTGGAACTCCTGTAATTACGGAAGTTGATACATTTTATCTTCCTGATGCAACAACAAAAAGATCTTCCTCTATTGTATTTGATGGAACAAAGAGTCCATATCCAAAACAAAGTTATCAAACAATTGGCATATTTTCTGCTTCTTATGCAGATTATGATGTATATCTAACTCAACCATTTACAGTATTGCAATCTGGTGGTGGAAATGTTGGCGTTTCTAGCACTGTTCTGATATCATCTGGATATGTGATATTGGGAAATTATCCATACCAAGAAGTTGGTACAGTGGCGGATCAAGTATCGGAAAAAAATAAATTATATTTTGACACTTCAATTGGAATTTCAACAATACTTGGTGTTTCTGTTGGGGATTTTGTATCTGGACCAGACATTCCAGACGGAACTTATGTTGCACAAGTTTCATATAATAATAGATTAACATTATCTAATAATACAACAAATACTTCATCTCAAATTAGAGATGTTTTAATTCAAAGAAGAAATATTACTAAAGCAAAGTCAGATCCAGTTTGGAAAATTGAAGAACAATTTAAAGAAACAAGTGAAGTTAGTACAACATTACTTGGTGTCAACAGAGCAGAAACTCAACTTGCATTATTTGCAAACGTATCTAGTTATGGTTTAGATCCAGATGATTTTGAAACTTATTCATTTAATGGCGGAACAAGTTTTGGAAGTTGGGAAACAAGAAAAAATGCATTGTTTGGAAATAGATATTCAGCAACAACTACGGAAGAAACTCAAGAATCAGCAATTAAATTAACTGCATTTCCTACACCATATTCATATCCATATGGACCAAATTTTGCTAAATTAGGTCTTTACAACGATGATCTTTTCAATCGTTATCGTTTATTCATACAACTTGGAAATGATTTATATGAATATTTCAGTATTGGTGCTGGATCATATTATCCAAGTGAGTGGAAGGAAAAGTTTTTATCTCCTGGATTTGCTTATGTGTTTGGCGGCGATGTTGTTTATGCTGCTGGAATTGATAGATCATTTGCTCAAATTGATATTTGGACTGATACTTGGAGAGATATTAAAGATGGAATTCTGATAGATCCAACCAATGGATCTGCCTTTAATTTTGCCATAGTTAGCACTATTTTAGGTGGTTCTTATGATTCAACATCAACTCGTCCTGGATATGCTGATAATTTCAGAAGATATTCATATCTTCAATCAAGAAGAGTATTTAGATATCAACCTGGAAGAATTAGTGGATTTACTTTTGGTTTAAGGTCTTCTGTAGAACCAGTAACTGGAATTACTTTAGAATGGGGAATTGCAAATAATAGTGATCAATATATTTTCCAAATTGATGCAGGACAATTTTTCATCATTCGCAGAAGTACAATTCCATTAGAATCTAGCGTTTTAATAAGAAATGGACTGACAATTTTTGACCAAACAAGAATTGAAAGTGGAGATCCATTTGATAGTGAAACATATTGGACAATTAAAATTCCAAAAGACAAATTCAATGGCGACCCATTAAATTCTAATGGACCTTCTGGATATCTGCTCCAACCACAAAATGTTACAATGTATAAAATTGAATTTGGTTGGTATGGTGCGATTGGTGCAAGATTCTATGCATATATCCCAACAGATAATGGTGATGCACGATGGGTAGTAATTCACACACTTGTAATTGAAAACTCTCTGGAGGCTCCTTGCTTAAGAGATTCTTATTTTAGATTCAAATACTCTTTGAATGTTGCTAACACTGGAGATGTGAGAACACCACAATACATTTATAAGTATGGTGCTTCTTATTATATTGATGGTGGAGACGAAGGAACATCCCAAATATATTCAACATCATCCAAACAAAAAACTATTAGAACAACTGGTAGCAAATCTTTAATTGGAATTCGTCCAAAGGAATATCTATTAAATCGTGAAGGAGTTGAAATTCAAAATAAAAAAATTATTATTCCAGAAACATTAAATGTTTCCACTGACTCATTAACAGAAGTGAAAGTTGTAACTTGCAAGGCTTGTCCTGGATTTGGTCACGTTTATACTCCAGGAATAGCAACAACCGAAAGTGGTAGATATATTGACGCAGAGTTTGATACAACAAGTAGTATTGTCTCACTAAATGATAGTTATTTTACTGAAAATGATATTGGAGCAAAGATAATTGCGCCTTCAATTTACAATGCATATATTACAAATGTGACAAATCCAATTGGTATTGGAAATTCTTATGAAAAAGCAGTAATAAAAAGATTTGCTGGTATATCTGATTTTTCATTAGAAACAAAACCAATAGCAGGAGAATTAGTTTTAGATAGAGTTTTGGGAATCACTACCACAATTGGTATCGGGACTACGTATCCACACCAAATTCGTTTAAGTAATTATAATGCCATTGCTGCTTCTGAATTTGCATTTAGTGGGTCTAAAATTGAAATTCAATTTGTAAATCCAAATAATGGAGACGATTATGCACATTTTGCAGATTTCTTGATTGGAATTACTGACAAAAAACCAGATGTATCTCTTCCAGATACTTTGAATGGATTTATTCTTCCTGGAGCAGGCACAACAAGTGTTCTTTCAAATTCTCAAATTTTATATGGAGAACATACACATTCTTATACTGCTGCTGATGAAGATGGAGTTGAAGTTGCAGAAGGTTGGGCACCACAACAACCACCATTAAGAATGGGAATTGATTATAGAATTCCAAATTTATCTGCACCAGCAGGTGGAGTATGTTCCAAAGTTACTGTAGATGTTTTAAATCCATTAGAAATACAAAATGTCAACGAAAAAAATTATCTTCCAAGTCTTACAGGAACACCACCAGAAGATCCTCAGGGAAGACGTTGGATTGAAATTGCTGGAACATTTCCAAATATTGATTATGCTGGAGGACAAATTGCAGTTAAAAATACCACTACTAACGTTATAACTATTACAAATTCTACATTTGTTGGAGTCACAAGTAGTTACACTAATACTCAAGGAAACATATTTTCTTATATTCAAATTTCACAAACTTTAGGATCTGTTGGATCTAATTTTACTGTTCTCATTCGTCCAGTATCTATTACTGGAACTACAATTAGTAAACAAAAACTTTATAACTACAATCCTTGGCCTTTATATTTGGTTGCAAAATTAAAAGATAATGCAGCGATCAATAATATTAGTGTCGAAGAAACTATTGGTGATTTCCAAAGAACCATTAGTCCAAAATGGTATGTTTCTAGTAATTGTACAGTTACTACTGCTGATGGAAATGCAGATATAACTGGTGCAGCACCAACTAATTTTCAGGAAATTGATAGATCTTCTTCTGCATTGATTGATATTCAAAATGATCAAACATTAAGACCATATACAGAAAGAGATACATTATATGTTGGAGCAAATTCAACAGAATCTATTAATATGAAAAAAATATTTGGTCCTGATAGATCTATCATAACACCTGACAACAATAATGTTGAGGCAACTTTTATTCTCGCCAAAAAGATTGATTCTGGTTCCACTGGAACTGTTGAAGCAAGTATAAACTTCAAAGAACAATAATAAATAAAGAAAAGGAAAATTATAATGGCAAATCGTAGACCTCTAATTGTAAATGCAACTGCCAATCAAATACAAGAGATTAATGATTCTGATAGTTTGGTGGGCAATGGAATTATTCCAGTTGGTGGAATAATTATGTGGTCTGGGACCATTGCATCTATTCCAACAGGATGGGCATTGTGTGATGGTTCCAGCAGCACTCCAGATTTAAGAAATAGATTTATTGTTGGTGCTCATAGTGGTGCTGGAACTGGTATTACCTCTACTACTGGTCCAGGATTCAGCACAACAACTGGAGCATTAAGTTCTAATTATACTCCAGGAAATACTGGCGGAGAAACTGCACATCAATTAACTATCGCAGAACTTGCTTCTCACACTCACCCCTACAATCAAAATTCAAATAACAATACAGACCACAGCGGAACTGACACAACAACTAATAATCCATCATTCTCTTCTCAACCAACTGGATCTACTGGTGGAGATCAATATCACGAAAACAGACCGCCATATTATGCACTTGCCTTTATTATGAGAACTATTTAATATGACATTAAGAAATCCTAAACTATTTGGTCTTAATGTAGAAAGTTTTTTTTCTGACGTAGAAAATAAAAATCAAGCACTTATTGCTTTGAATTTGCCTCCATTGGATTTGGAAGTCATTCGTGGAACTTCAAATGCAGGTACAACAAGAAATGATTTTGTAAGTTTTTCAAGATTATCTCAACCAATATATAAAATTCTTGATCGTTATCAATCTGATTCTGGAACTTATCTTGATATTCTTTCTGGTAAAGCAGGAACAGATTCAACTCTTTTTGGTAATTTAAATATTAATGGTGGTTTGAGTGGTAATTCAATTCGCTATCGTTATGTGGATGGAACTGGACCTTCTGCGGTAGTTAAAATTGCTGACATCTCAACATCAAGAGTAAGTGCTTGGAGCTCAAGTGCTTCTCCAGTAATTGATACTTCACCAATTTCTTATGGTGCAAGAGTTGGTATTATTACTGGAGGTTCTTTACAATTTGGAACACAATCACCTTCAGTATCTGGTCCTAGACTTCAAACAAGTATTACTCCACAAGCAAAGGAATTTGCTTCGGAATTTCCAACTCATAAAATTAATTGCACAATAGGTGGACAGACTGTAAGTCTTTATGCAATGAAAGGCATTCCTCTTGTATTTACTGGATTCTTTAGAAATTTAGATGCAACTATAACTCTAGGAAATTTAATTGGTGGAACTCCTGCAAGTTGGAAAATTGTCAACACAGCAAACGCAAACGATTTTGTGAGATTTGCAAATCAAGGAGGAAATAGTTCCACAATTAATTACAGATCTTCTATATCAAGAGAAAGATATATTCAATTTTATTATAATCCAGATGAGATTTCTTCTATTACTATCAATTCTGCAAATATTTCTAGTCTTCCAGTTACAAAATTAGCAAATGCTACAACATTAAATTTTTCATACAACACCTTAAAAAATTTTCCAGATCTAACATTCTTTTCACCAAAGGTTGAATCAATATATTTTACTCAAAATCCATTTTACTTAAGCGATACTGTAGTAGAAAGAAAATTAAATTCAAATATTATTGACAAAATTCCCAAAACCGTTAAGAAGTTTGTTATGGGTGGAACATTCTATGGTTCCATTACACAAAATAGCATTGCAGATCGTTTCCAAATAGATGAATCTAGGATTGGTTTAACAGAATTAAATTTATACAGGAATAGTGGAGCATATTTCCATCCAGATGATAGTGATAATACTTGTGTTTTACCAAATGTTCCAGATAGTTGTCAAACTTATTTGGTAGATAATAATGACTTCCGTGCTATAGGAATAGCAACTGCTGGTGATAATGCATTAGGACGTTATAATATAAAACAATTAACAAATTTAACTACATTAAGTTTAAATGGTAATTATTATCTTGAATATAATGGAGAAGATTTAATATCATCCAATAATAATAAAATACAAGCAGTAAATATATACAGCACCGCAGTGAGATGTCCAAATTTAAGCGGAAAGCAATCACTTACTACATTTTACGGTCATTATAATCGCAATATTGGAAGTATTTTTACTTCTGGTGGAACTTATAAGTTTGATGGTTGTGGATCATTGAGCACTTTATATTTTTATGCATCACCATTAACTGGTGCAATGCCAAAATTTACAAATGCTAGTTTGAGTTATTTGGAACTTCGTGCTACTAATTTGACTGGAGGGAATCCAAATGGTGACAATACTTATGTAATTCCAGAAAGAACATTTGAACAGTCTCCAAATCTTCAGTATATGTTATTGCAGTCTGGAAATCTTCTTACCAGTCCAATACATCCAAATGCATTTACATATACTCCAAATCTTTATTATCTTTGGTATATTTCTTATGGAAGAACCACAGGAACACTTCCTAGTTTGGCGTCTTGTTCCAACTTAACATATCTTGTTCTTCATTATAATAATTTTAGTGGAAGTTTTCCAAATCTTGCAGCAAATCCAAATATTTACTATGTAGATTGTAGTTATAATTCTCTATCTGGAAATATACCAGGATTTAAAAATCTTTCCAATTTACATATATTATACCTTAACAATAATCAATTTACTGGTATAACTAAATTTACAAACTTACCAAATTTGGCATATTTTTATGCCCACAATAATCAGTTATCTGGAGAAATTCCAGATTTTACTGATTGCCCAAATATGTATTATTTGATTTTATTTAATAATCAATTGACAAGTTATAAATCTGGTTCATTCTCTTCCCTATATCGTTTAAGATATTTGGATTTGACAAATAATTTGTTAAGTCAACAGGCAATTAACTCTATAATTTCTGATTTGTACATAAATTATACTTCAATTAATCGTGGTGGAGTTACAATTAATCTTCGTGGAAATGCATTTCCAAGTGGAACATCACTTGATTACATAGATATTTTAAGATCCAAAGGTTGGTCAATAGTACTAGATTAAAATGACAAAACAAAATCAAGGTTTTAGAAGAGATTTAAATTTCCAAGAAAATACTAATGATACACAATCTTTAAGTAATCTTGGTGGTGCTGGAATTGCAAACGATTTACGTATTTTACAAAATAATTTAAGAAATACTTCAACACTATCATTCAATACTGTTGTTGGTGCAGCAATATCAAGTGGACATTTTTATTTTGGTCCAACTGAATTTGTATTCACAAATGATGATGTTGTTGGGGTAAAGACTGATATCACAGTTGGTGTTGGTGTTACTTTATATAAAGATAGTACTTATTATATTTGTAATTCAAATAGCGAAAACCAATTTAAATTATCAACAACTCCATCTAATGTTGGCGTAAATACAATTACTGTTTCTTCCGTATCATCAAGTTTTGATTTTGTTCGTAAAGATCCAGTACATAAAGAAAATATTTTAAATCTAGTAAAACCAATCATTCAAGATACTGAAAATTTTAATTATCTTGGCGGATCATCAATCAATAGTGTTTTTGATGGTATAGCAGCAGCAAACGAAACTGCCAGATTTTTTATTACAAAAAAATATAAAGGAAATGAAAATACAGTATCAAATAATGATATTAATGTTGAAGGATCTATTAAAATAAATGATCCACAAAACTTCAATGCTGGATCTTCGCAACTATCTGACACAAGATCTCCTGGTATTTTTATTGGTGACACTCGTGCATTTTCAAGTGACAATAATCCTTGGGCACAAGTTGGGACTGCTTTATCAACTTTAAGTAGTTCAGTTTCAATTGGAGAACTTTATTTTGCAAATGATATAACAATCACTGGAATTGGCGCAGAGACTGCAACAAATGTTGCAGTCACAACTTATACTCACAAATTACCAGTTGTAATTAATGGCGAAACTTATTATATTTTATTACGCACATAGAATTTTATAAGTTCCTATAGGAGTTTGAATTGATATTCTACTTGTAGATGTATTTGAAGCAGAGTAAGTTGTAATATTTGAAGACGAAACGACTGCTTTTAATGCATCAAATATTACGTTTCCAGATTCAATTCGGAGATTTGGTGATGCAGATATTGTATCCAATCCCTCCAAAGTTGCAGTAAATGGAGGAGAAGTATCTGTTGGTGGACAGCAAAGTTGTCTATCGTCAGATTCACCAGTGACTGTAAAGTTTGCTCCTGCAACCAAAGCACGAGTTGTGGGAGTATTGATAACTACACTTCCTGCTGGTGGAGCACCATTAACAGTTGTTCCGCTAGCAAAATAGAATCCCTGAACAGACCATCCATTAGAAACTCCTGTGCTATCTACAACGGGAATTGTAGTAGATCCTATTGGAGTATCGGCAGAAACAGTTAGACATTTTGTAATTGTTCTATTGCAGAATGAATTCAAACTTTCATTAACAAGACCACGAGATTGATAAACATAATAAGTCGATGCTCCTAATGTTTGAGATGGATCAATTGTAAAGGTTGATGTGCTACTAGTAGTTGTGATTCCAGTATATGCTTGTGTAGTTGCACCAATCAAAATCATTCCAGATTTAAGATCAGTAGTAGATCCACTAGATAAAGTAAAAGTTGTTGCAGATGCAGAACCTTCTATTTTTTTTACAAATCCACGATGATCAATAAATGTTAAACTTGTAGAACCAGAAGCAGTTGCTAACGTATCAATTATAATACCAGTATTGATTAAAATTTGATTAATTCTTGTATTTTCTGGAATGCCTGTGCCAACAATATAATTACCTACTTCTAAATTTGTTGTATTTGATAGATTTATAACATTTGTGTTAATTGTTGTTGTTCCAGTAATCGTATTTTTTGTAATATTTGCTAAAGTTGTTTTTGGTTGATATTTGATATCAACTTTTTTTAAAGATTTAACTTTTACATAATTATTTGATAATATTCCACCAATAGTTCCACCACCAAATCTTATAGAATTGTCTATAAAAATTGAAAACTCTCCTTTTGCAGCATCACTAAAATCATAATCCAAAGAATATAAATTAGTATATCGTAAATCAATAATACCACCAGTTGGAGCAGTATAATCAAAATTTATATTTCTTTGTAGCCCTATTGCATCAACACTACTTGGAATATAATATCTTACCCTAATTCTATATCTTTGTTGTGCATTTAAGATATATGTAGAATAAGATATTGCAGTATCTTGCCCAATAGTTTTAAAGAAAGTTTTATTTTCATTGGTAAAAGATGCAGTTACTGCATTTCCTGATGGAGGAGTAAGACCAACAATACCTGTATTTCTATCAATAGATGCAACTACAGTACCAGTATTGATTCCAACACCAGAAATACTTTGTCCAACACCAACATATTTTGCATCATTTGCTGTTGTTAAAATGATTTGATTTGAATTTAAGGTTCCAGATGCAGATAATGAAGTAGTTAACCCAATTCTATTAACTTCTGTGTATGTTCCAACTCCACTGACATAACCTTGTGTTTCAAAATCAAAAGTAAAACAAGCACTACTATTAATATAAAAATTATGCACTCCACTCTGTGTTGGAATAAAATATCCTTCCCATTGAACGCCACCATTTACATCAACACTTTCTGGAGTAATTTTTTCACTATATGAAAAGTTTCCATTTTCCCAAAAATTATCAGTTTTGAATGGTATTCCGGAAAAAATTCCCACAGTATTTTCAAATACTTGATCGGAATTAAAATAACTTGCTGATAATCCGTTTCCGCCTCTAAATCTTGGATCTCCAGAAAATGTTTTGAATCTATCTAAACGATTTTGATATGTTATTCTTGGAGTAAATGCTATATTGATTCCAGAATTATTTGTAAATTGAACTGCACTTCCTGTAATTTGCGAATAACCAACATTATCTAAACCAGCAGAATATATTCCCCTAATACAATCCAAATCTTCGCTAATGAAAGTGCTTTGATTATCATCAACTAACGTATCTAAAAGATTATTTAATGCTTCGGTTGAATTTGATAAATCACTAAAATTTTTATCTCTTCTCAACCCAACTCTTTTGAATATCTTTCTAGTCATTTTTGACTTTTTTTATTATTTAGTTTAAAATATATAGTGTGTATAAAATTTAAATGACACTTATGGATTCGCAGAAAATGTTCGAAGATTTGACCAAACAAGCAGAAGTTCTCAAAAAAGATTTGATTGATTTAGAACAACAATTTAATATTAAAAAAGAGCAATTCATTCGCATTCAAGGAGCACTCGAAGCATTGAGTTTAGTCAATCAAAAAGAGACAGAAGAATAAGGATAAATAAAAGAAGACTTACATAAGTCTTCTTTTTGGTACATACCGAATGTAATAAATGTCAACTCCTATTAGAATTAAAAACTCTCCAGTTCCTGGAAAAAGACCTACAGCATCTCAATTACTATCTGCAGAACTTTCATATAACACATATGATGCGGAGTTGTATGCCAAGAGGGAAAGGAGCGGAATTGGAACCGATATCATTCGCATCGGTGCAGGAGCAACAGTT